TTATGAGCACAGAAATAACAGAAACAAACCCCGCGCCACTCAGCAGCTTCGAGTTGGCCCAACGCCAAGCAAAAGCCCTGAGCGCTTCAGACTTGGTGCCACAACAATACAAAGGCAATGTAGCCAATACTTTGGTAGCCCTCGAAATTGCAAACCGCATTGGAGCCTCTCCGCTTATGGTAATGCAAAACCTGCATATCATTCACGGGCGCCCCAGTTGGAGCAGTACATTCGTAATTGCTGCAATTAACGGCTGCGGAAAGTTTACCGCCCTGCGCTTTGTTGGTGATCTTGACAAAGGTATTAAGGCAGTAGCCACCGAAAAAGCAACAGGCGAGACAGTTGAAGGCCCCGCTGTTACGATGGCAATGGCAAACGCTGAGGGGTGGGTAAGCAAGGCAGGCAGCAAATGGAAAACAATGCCTGAGCTAATGATGCGCTACAGGGCCGCCGCTTTTTTTGGCCGTCTCTACGCCCCCGAAATTACGATGGGCATGCACAGCGTCGAGGAAGTTGTAGACATCCAACATGAAGAGCCCGCAGGGGTTGCAGCAATCAACGCTAAACTAATTAACCCAACGGCTGAACCAAATCTTTAGACTCGATCAGCGTATAAGTAAAGCGGTTGCCGTGAATGGTGGCCGCTTTTTTTGCAAGTGCCATAAACTCGTTAAAATCTGCAACGCGTTTGAACACTTGGCAGCCGTGGCTCCAGTCATCCACCCGGGCACTGTCAACTCCAGCCTTGTGTATATTGATTCCGAAAACGCCCGTCTCGGTTTTATCCGTTTGATAGATTCCATCTTTGGTGTAATCCCGGTACACAGTTACAGGGCCGCATTGTTTGAGCGCCTCATACTTTCCCTGGTGCAATCCAATGGCGTGAGATCCGCGGTACTGATTTGCAACCAAGCGAGCAGTTCCGCCGCCGTTGTCAGTTGTGGCAGCCCATTCTTTTACTACCCAAGTGTTTTGTATTTTGTAAGCAACCACAAGCTTATCGTCGAATGCGTTGGTAACTTTGTTGCCGGTGGAACTATTACGGATCCCAATGATGTTCAGGTTGTACTCGCCATCCTCAAAGAAGGCGTATTTTTTGGCGGCCATAGTGGCCTTTAATACTGCTATATTCATAAGATCAAAGTTAATAAAAAGACGGCTGCAATAGTATATGTAACTCGGCGGAGTCGGTGGTATTTCTGATCACGCTTTTGCAACTCATCCAATAACTTCGCCTGTATCTTATCCTGTTGCGCAATTACCTCGGCATCCACCTTCCGATATTCAATACAAAGCGCCAGATTCTCGCGGGCTTCTGCGCCCTTTAGCAGATAGTAATTATTTGCCGAGAGTGTCGAGCTGTCTGTGCATTGCGAGTAAGCGCAATGTGGTGCCGCAAGAAGTATCACCATTAAGAGCAATATAGAGCGTGTCATATTTTTGATTTATTACTATTTGTGTATCGTGCAGGGCTTCGTATTTCAGGCGGATTTGATAAAGCGTATCTAAATCTTTTTCAACAATCCGTATCGCAGGGCCGTGCACTACGCGCTCGCGTTTAGGCACCGCAAATTCCACGTAAGCCATCCCGCCAAAAACTAGCAGGATCAACAGCAGTATGGTTAGGTTACTCTTGCTCACCCTTTTTGCCGCTGAATTTATCGACCGATGTAAAGCCGAGGGTTAAAATGGTTACCCATTCAACAGCGGCTACCAATTCCGCACTGGGTGCAATCTCCTGCGGGCTCATTGAGTTGTGTGCCATCGTGCCAAACAGAACAAATGCGCCAATGATTCCCACAAAACGCTTGCTTGAAAGTTGGCCGTTATCGCCTTTGAATATTTCGAGTATTTTTTTCATCGTCCTTGACCTCTGTATTTTTTGAGTGGTTTATTATTCTTAGAATGCACGCCCTTGTTTTTACGTTTGGGCTTTGGTTGCCATTTACCTACGGATGCGCTCGCCTTTGCCATTACAACCCGTTAAGTTTGAGCATGTTGTTGAGGCTTAGCGTGTCCATTTCAGCCAGTGCAGTATCAACGCCCATGATCCGCATTGTGGTGGCATACTTTTCCGCCTTCAATTCAAACACCTGGGCCTTGGCCTGCGCCTTAACAACGGCCTCCTTCAATTCAGCCTTTTCCGCTACCTTACTCTCAACCATTGCATCCCCCATTGCTTTTGCCTGTGCAGTTGCAACAGATGCGGCTTTTAAGTTTTTGCTAATCTTGCCCAGCATCGCCTCAACTTCATCCACTGGCACGGCCTTGGCTTTTTCTGTAGGTACAGCAACGATGCTAACAAATAAACAAGCGGCAAAAATTAAAGTTAAGTGCTTCATAGTTTTTTCATTGTATTCATTATGCGAATTTCAGTAATGGCGGCAGCCAGTGCGCTATCTGATTTTTTCAACGCGTAGCTGAGGCGGTCTATCTTTAAATCCAAGGCATCTATTTTTTGATTACTCTTTTCAATCTGTTCCTTGTAGCCCGAACGCAAGTCCATATACAAATAACTAACAGCCAAAAGCATACAAAAAGCCACGGCAGCAACAGGGTTTTTACGGAATTGATCAAAGCTAACAGGGATTGGCGAGGGGGTTTTCTTTATGGCGGTCATGATACGGGTGGGAATGGTGGTGGAATCGGTGGGATATATTCGGCTTGGGGTAAGTCAAACAACCACATATATTCAGTATTGGCAAACGCTTGTTTGTCTTGCTCGTTTCCGAAAAAGAACCAATTGCCGTTAATGTCTTGAACGCAGTTGATAAATTGATAAGGGTTGATGTATTGTCCTTGTGCCGCTTGGTGTTGTTCGGGGGTAAGTGTGTATCCTATCATTATACTTGACGGCTTAAAGTGGTTTGGAACGCTTGTACTGCGGTGTAAAAGTCAGATGCTTGGGTATCGGTTAATCCATCGCCTATTGATGCAAACGCATATTCCCGATTGGAATAATATTGTGGGACTGTATTATTCATTGCTCCAAGTGTAATTGTTCTATCGCTTAACGCATCGCTGCCTGTAGTAAAAGTAGCAAGAGAAGAGCCATTTCGATATGCTTCTGAATCTGTAGCACCTCTACGACTTGATATAAAATGCCCTAATGTTGTTGTCATTGATACGCTTGATATGGTACCTTGGTTTATTAAATTATAAAGCACATTGCCAAATATCTCAATTAAACACCAATTACTATTAGTGCCAAAACTCCCTAAATCAGCCGTCGAATCACTCGGTGCGTCTGTTCTTGAATAAAAACTTAAATGCGTGGTATTTAAAGACAATTGCGTACTTGGCAATAAGTTAGTATCCATATATGCTGATAGCGAACTATTTGGTTTTACACCAGTACTGGCAAAAGTCCAACCCGTAGCAGTAAATGAACCCGTAAAACTACTACTCTTTAAGTTCTGCGCACAGGCTGCGGCACTTGCTCCAACCATAGGGTATATGGCTTTCATAGGTGTCCAAAGTGAATTGGCTTTCAAATCTGCAACCAATGTCTTTGTGGCGTTTTGTTCGGTTGTTGAAAGTGAACCACCAGCCGCAATAACTCGGTTATAGTATGCCAACCAATCGGGGTCAACTTGCAAGATTGAACTTGCTATAATTCCGTGACTTGCTAAAATCATTATGCTATATCTCCAAATAAATACCACTCATTTTCAGCAATCTTCACCAAAGTTGCACCCGAATACTGGGCGTTTAGTTTCAACTTTGCCCCATTGCTTCGGATTGTTACGCCACTCGTTGCCACAACCGTAGTTTGTCCCGCTCCGTATTGTGCCAAAAGAATCTGTGTACCTGTGCTGAACGCTACTGAACTATTCAAAGGGACTGTAAGATTGTTTGCACTTCCAACATTCATCTCAACCAATTTGTCCGCATCACTCAAAACCAAAGTATATGAAGCGGTCTGTCTGTTGGTGGTAATCAGTTTGTTCGTCTTTGCATCAAGTGCCGTTTGCTGAGCAGTTGAAACGGGTTTGTTTGCATCTGAAGTATTGTCAACATTGCCCAAACCTACCGCAGCCTTGTTAAGGGTTGCAAATGTTTTGTCGCCTCTGTAGTAATCCGCTGAAGTTGTGGCGGTTATTGTTGGTTCAACTGCGACATTGCCACTACCCAAAAGCGAAGTGCTGTTGATGGTCTTAATGTTTGTACCTGAAACCAACGCATCCTGTTTGCTTGTAGCCAATCCGCTATACTGTGAGTTAGTTGCATTGTCGCCTGTATTCGTTCCGCTTGTGTTTCCAACAACTACCAATTGGGCATCGGTTAAATATCTTTTGTCTGTGCTACTTGCGATATCCGCTGTGGTTGCATCTGCTCCAGCAGTTACCAAACCTTTCGCATCGTAAGTGATCTTCGTTTTGGTTGCACCGGTGATTGATGAATTTTCATCAACTTTGCCATCCAATGCGTTTTGCAAATCTGTTTGATTTGACAATGTTCCCGTCACCCCACCCCATGCCACAGCGGATGTAATTGATATATTCCCGGAACCCAACAAACTTGTGTTGTTTACGGTCTTGATATTCGTACCACTTACAAGCGTCGCCTGTTTTGCATCCAATGCAGTCTGCTGCGCTGAGCTCACGGGCTTATTGGCATCGCTTGTGTTGTCTACATTATTCAACGCCAAACTAGTCTTTAACTGCGTGGGCGTTACTTTCTTTGTGGTGGTTGCGCTTGTATCAACAATAGGCAGAACATCGGCCGCGTTGTCAATTGTGGTAATGGCGGCAAGTTCCGAAATCTTTTGGTCTGGCATATGCCAAAATTACAAAACACCTACCGCCGACTCGTTAACAAATTAAACGCTCGCAATAATATACCACTGGGCGCCGTCGCTTATAATTGTCTTGCTTCCGTATTGCTGATTAATTGTTGTTGCGCTAGAGCCGTTTATATTATACGAGCCGCCGCTTATTGTAACAACGTGCGGATTGGCCTTTTTAATAAAGTAGTACTTTTTACCCTTGCTCTCTGTGGCGTTTGGCAAGTTTACAGTTACATTGCCATCCGTAGTATTGCAAATAATAAGCTCGTAGCCGTTTGTAATTGTGTGGGTGCCAGCGGTGTAGGTTACGCTGGCGTTGTGCTCTTGCACGTGCCACCTTACAACCTCTGAACTATCCACGTATTCCAGCATCACCTCCCAGCGCGTGTTTAGTGTAGGCTGCGAAGTTGGTGCGCCTTCTGCGTCGTTAATCAAAAACTCTAATACCTGCTCAGGCACAAAGTTAATTGATCCATTCATTTCGGCCACGGCTTCCAGTGCATAATTTACTTTGTCATCGTTTTTGTTGGGGTCTATTTTGTAACCTTCGCCCGTGGAGGTAAGCCCTGAATAAGTTGGGGCCAAATACAACCATTCCCCATCCCATGCCTCGGACTTTGCTTTGAAGCTACAGCCATTCAACACCCATGCGCCGCCGTCAAAATACAAAGTTTTGATTGCCGTTAATGTGCCACTGTCTACCCAACTCCCACGCACGACCTGCAGGAAATCTTTGTAGCAACCACCTACGGCCGTGCCTATCATTTCAGTAAGCGTACCATGGGTTACGGAATCCCAACCGCCAAACCAATCATCGGCCACGACATTGGTGGTGCCATTGTAAGCCAGTATATTGCCGATTGCATATTTTGAATCGCTGGAGTAATGGGCGATATTCAAATTAATTTCGGTACTGTTTAGCGCCGAGGTTGTGCCTGGGCTAAATACTTCCTCAACATCAAAAACAAAATCGGGGTTTTGATATGCTGAACTATCGGCAAATGCAACCTGCACAGATCCCCAAAAAGGTTTAATAGCAGAAGCTGCAACTTGCCATCCCTTACTTTTTGAATAAGTTTTAACAACTGAATACACATAATCAATGTCAACAAAAAGACGGTCATAAGTTGCCGGGGCCGTCGTGCACTGGTGCTCAATCATGTAACTATTCCAGGTAGTTTTTTGGCCACGTGTATCAACTTTGCCCTCAAATGAATTTAGTGTGCTACTCCAGTAACCGTCATTTTGCAAATAGGAAATTGTACCCGAGGCATCACGCAAATAAATCCTGTAATTGATCTGCGTCTGATTCTCAACTTTGCCACTGGGGTAGGCTCGGGTAAACTTGACCAATACCTTAATCCGCATAGGTGCATCGTCTGGCGTTGTTCCCGTAGGTATGCCCGTGAACTCACTAGAAAAAATGGTATCTACAGCGTTCTGATAAGTGCGGTATTTGCTGCCTGCAAGCCTGCGCTCTGTATCTATGCGGACCAACTTTGCAGCGGGCTGGTAGTAAAGCGATGGCTTGGCCTCCCATTGCGGTCGTGGGTTTGCCAATGTCTGCCTGTGGGTATAGGTTCCAGTGCCTTGGTAGCCCAGCGTATAGGAGTAACGGCGATAGGCAAGAGTGGTATTAAAGTAACCGTTTACTGGCACCATCCAATAACCTGCCATCTCATGAATAAACCTAACTTGCAAGGCTGCGCAAATCTGCTCCATTGCCTCGGTGCAGGTAAGCATGTTGCTGTCGGCATAATATCCCGCATCTACATCAATGGCCCGCACATCCTTCATGGGGTCAAAGTTTTTCACAAACGCGTTGAGGTTGAAGCTGAGCAAGTGAATCCCTTTTAATGCGGCTGCACTGGCATACATCAAAGAGGCATCATAAAAGTAATTTGTTTGTATTCCCAATACTACCCAGTACTCGCTCAGTTCAATTTGTTCGAGGCACTTGCGGAAAAGATAGGAGCCTGTAATTATGCCATCAGTAAACCACAAATCACTAACACGAAAACCTTTTAACAATTCCAAGCCATCGACCGCCGCAAGTTTTATGCGTGGCTTTGCTTGGATGGCCTCACGCAAACGCGTCATCTGATCGGCAATAACTCTACCAATCCAAATGGGCGCATCCTCACGATACACAATCATGGCCCAATTGTTTTCTGCCTCTGTACTTATCGAAATAAAGTCAGCCAGTACAGTATTGTTTGGCATCACCCACTCCGTTGAGCATCGTGATGGCCTTAAAAATTCTTCATAGGTTGCAGTGCCTTCACCTTCGCGATCAATCACAAAGCCCTCGCCCGCAAGTTTCAACTCGGTGCCTGAAGTGGTGCTACCGCTTGGCGCATCCCACAACTCAACCCTGTAATCAATATCTTGAATGCTCTTGAATGAGCCGTAATAAATGCGTGCCATTATCCCCTATTTCTGTCTTTGTTATATCGTTCCAAAACAATTGCCAAATCGCGCCCATGTATTGTGGTACTTGCAACGTAGCCGCTTTGCTCGTTTGTGTTTAGCATGCCCTTCAATTTGTCAAGTGGTGCGATTACTTCAGGGTTGGAACTTGCCCCGGGATATTCACCTACCAATCCCAAAGTCGGACCGCTGACAATACCTCCCTCAGCGAAGGCTGTCATCTCTGGGCCTTTGTTTAGCATGTTAGTGATCACCGCAGAACCCGCAACCAAGGCAACACCCGCAGCAGCTGCGAGCACAGGGTTAGAAATCAATAACTCCTTAAAAGCCTTTGACGCTGTGGCCGTGGCAATCAATGCTTGCCCAAAGGATTTCATAAAACCCGCAACCGCCTTTAATAACTTTTGCCCAAAGGTTTCAAAGCTTCCAATTTGGCCCGTCATAATATCGCCCAACAATACCCCAAAATCTTCGAGGCCCTGGGCGGTCATGCTGTTAAACGCTTCGTTAACTCCAGACATCGCCTCTTTAAAACTGTCTGCATATTCCTGCGTTTTCCTTGTAGCCTCCGCAGCAGCGGCTGCGTGTATTTTGTAACTTACCGAACTAGTGTCGGCCATGGCTTGCAGTTCTGCAGACAATTCGCCCACAGAGGTCGCAACCATTGCAGGGCCGCCTTCAGTTCCGCCCATGCCCACAAGCTCATCATTCAAAGCTTTCACAGCAGGCGCCGCCATTTCCATGGAGTTAATAACATCCTCCATTTTTTCAGGCTTTATTTGATCCTCAATTGGATTCGTTATTGCCTTGCCTGTATTCTTTTGACCAAATACCTGCGCCTCTAACTTTGCTAATTCTTGCGCATTGTTTTTGGCATCCTTTAAATCGTCTTTTCTATTCTCCGCTAACTGATTATTTTTTTCAATGTCAAGCGCTACTACCTTATCCTTATACTCGTTATTTATTGAATACCTTAAATCGTTTTCAAGCTGATCATATTTTAATCTAATTTCAGTAATCTTCGCCGCGTTGCCAGTTGCTAAATACAACTCCTCGCGTCTCTGCACAGCCAAAGCATCAAGCGCCTCCTTGCCATATTTTATATACATGGCCTTTTGTCGCTTTAAACTTTCTTCTTTTAACTTTAAAATATAGCCTTCGCCTTTGCCTTGCGCCTTTGCTTGGCTTATTGCTAACTCGGTTTTTCTTTCTTCTTCTTTTATCTGCCTTTGGCCCAGTGTCAAAGATCGCTCTTGTATTTTTTGAAATTGCTCAAGTCGTTTCTTTGCCTTGTCAATTTCGCTGGACATATTTTGAAACACCGTAACAACAAGCCCAATAGCAACCAATATAGCGCCCGCCCCTGTGGCCAACAATGCGGCAGAGTAAGCCCGTGCTGCAACAGTTGCCTGCCCCATCACGTAGGTTTGAAGTTTTGTCATTGCTACGCTCGCCCCTTTTCGCACAGTGCTCTCCGCTTCCAATGCATTCATCACGGCCTGCAATCCACTTACCACAGACATGGCCGCATGAAGTTTCATCATGGTCTTTTGCATGTCCTCGTTTTCTGCACCTAGCAAAGCGGTAATACCTTGCAACGCTCCAAAGGCTCCAGTAACTGCCTGCACTCCACCTAACACCGCATCAATTCTGCGTGTATCACTTGCGAAATATGCAACCTCAGCACGTGCGTCTCCTATGCTGTCCTTTATCCTACCCGCTTCTTTTATAAACTGATCTGCAACTTTGCCAAACTCTGGACCCAATGCCCGGGCTTCCATCGCCAACTGAGTCAACTGCCTAACAGTTCCCATCGTTGGGTTACGGGTGGCTATGCTCGCTAGCTTCTCCTCAATGCTCTTTGCACTCTTAGCCACATCGGCAGACATTTCACCGCCCGCCTTTTTAATTACTGATATCGCATCATTAAAGCCCTGTCTGAGCTTTTCAATGTTTGCGCCAATTACTATATTTAACGACCTTGCCATGCTTACAATTCTATTTTATAATTATCTTCTTGCAATAAATAAGCGCCATCTTCGAGCAACAAATAACTGGCACCAGATGGCACTGGCGCGGCATAAATGTAATTAATTATAAAGTCCTGAGCAACGTGATAAATTCCAGCAAATCCTGCCTCATCCTCAACCAAATGCACCTCGCCATCGAACTCAATCGCTTGGCAGTAAACCCCATTAAAAGTATCTGGGAAGGTAGCAGCTTCAAACGCGGCTCTAACTTGTGCGGCTGTGTCCATCGCATCGGCAAACGTGGCGCCAAAGCTACTAATTTGCACCCGAGCAAAGTCTGTGCGTGAGTGGCTTGTGTTGGTAGGGCTTGCAATAATGCTGACTAAATTATAAGCGATTGCAGGGAATGCAGACTCTTGCGGAATCCGTATTGGATTTAAGCGCGTAGAAACCAACGCCGTTAGGGCTGAGTTGTTGCTTAAAATGTTGTAGACTATTTTTATAGGTGCGCTCATGCCTTGGCGTCTGGTGTTAATTTATCAAAGACATGCGAATATAGTTTAACCGCTTCCTCAATACTAATATAGTCGGATTCCTCCCATGGAAATGTTAACAGCCTTTTCGGTTCTATTGGCTTTTTTAAGTGTGGCGCCATGCCTGTAGCAACTGCCCAGCGAGTGATCTCCCATTGGTTTCTGTACTGCTGTTGCTGCGCCTCACGCATCCCCTCCAATTTTAAACGCCAAAAACGTGGCGAGCATTTCCAAAACTCCCGCTCAGTTAGATTCAATTCGCCGTAACTGATGCGCTCAATCTTGCGCCAAGTTAGCGGTGCGCCGTCGCCCTTGGCTTTTACTTTCCCTCTGGCTCTTCGGTGCTAAATAAATCACTAACCGCCTGCGTGAATCCATCCAGCGCAGGGCTCAACTCTGTAAATCTTTTAACCGATGCGCCCAACTTTTGGATGGTGGGATATGGCGTTTTTTTGCCGTCGGCTTCGTAGCCTTCCAGAATCCCATAGAAGGCGCAACTTAGTGCAAAGTCCATAGATTTGGCAAGGTCTTTTTGCAGGTTTAGATCTGCGAAATTTTCCATCCCAGCCAACTGCATAACGTTGCGCAGGCTGTTCATGTTAAACAAAAGGGGGTGCTGAACACCCCCAATGATAATGTGGCTCATGCCACAAAGATAAGACAAAAAGTATTAAGGCGATACGGTGCCAATAGTCAAAGCGCCAGTACCTTGCAAAGTTCCTGTAAAGGTTGCTTTGTCGTTGTTAGGTGCGCTCAATGACAAGCTGCTAAAGAAAGCGCCGCCTGTGAATTTTTCATCTCCGCTTACATTGGTAGTCATTACAACTGTCAATTGAGTGCCCGCAAGCAAATCAGTTAACAAATCTTTGTAAGACAAACCGCTTGTGCTTACAGATGAATCGCCTTCAAAAATACCTTCAACGTTCAAAGTGTAGCCATACTCGCCCGCGATAAATTCTTTAGCGCCTGCGCTGTCTTTGTTAGTAACGTCGATCATATCTTTAGAGATATCCATCGAGTGTGAAGTTGCGTTTGCAATTTTAGTCAAGGTTCCGCTCACATCTTTATAGATGCTTATAAGCGTGCCGTTTACTGGTCCAGTAGTTGCCATGATTATTTATATATTAAATTATTTTTCTTTGCTAAATCGGCAATGATTTGATCAACGCCTTTCATTATGTTTTCCTCTACGCTTGTGGCGTTTGAATCGACGGCCCTTTGCATAAAACGCACGGGGGCAATGGCGCCTGTATAGCGGCCTGTGCTCGATTGGATTCGCTCAACCGTGCCGTATTCATACATCACGCCCAAATAGTTGTTGTGGTACTCCTTGCGCAAGCCAATCAAAGCCTTGTCATAGTTCTGATTATCCTTGCTATTAATAAAACCGATTGAGTCCCGCAAATCGCCTGTATCAACTGGCACCAAACTTTTGGCGGTTGCGATAATTGGGCTTGCGCTTTTCTTTAAAACTTGCTGAAGTTTACGACTTTTCACACTGACCCCCATAGCCTTTAGGGCTTCCAAGGTTTCAGCGAGTCCGTCGATTTTCTCCATTATTGCGTTAATTCGGTTTGTAGTTTCAAATATAGATTGCGCTGAAGGTTTGCAATGTTAACAATGTTGTGCGCTCCATTGTCATCAACAACCCTGTGCTTAACGCCTACGGCCGAATTGAAACGAATGGTATACATTACAATTTGCTTATGCTCGCGCCTGTCTGCGTTTACATTCTCTGCGCCACTTTCCTGCTCAACACGCTGCGCCCAGGCGGTTGCGTATTCCGTCCACGTTTGCAGCTTCTCGCCTGTGTTTGTATCTATGGTCTCGGTGTAACTTTGCAGGCTTACCAAAACATCCATTAACCCCGCATTCATTAGATCATGATTTGGATTTTGTACGGATCGAGTAGGTAGTGAAAGCCGAAATTCATTTCGCTGTTAATACTCCCCGCAATGATGGCCTGCCTGTTATCGTAGTACTGAGCAACCAACAACAACGCTGCGTGTTTAATCGTGGCGGGCAGGATGGTGTCGGGGTCTACAGAAGAAGTGCCGACAGGATTAAAACCCTCAGAGATTTCAACAATGTATTTAATCACATCATCCGTTATAGAGGAAGGCGTATTTTCAAAAAAGATATTTCTGCTATATCCGCCCATCGGATCAGGCGCAACCAGCCAATCACCAGAAGCAAAAGCAACAACTGCCTGCGAGTCGTTCACATAGCTAACAGAGTTCACAGCCAAACAGCGCGTGTTTAAGCGCAGATAATTGCCCGAAGGTATATTTAGGCCATTCACGGGATTCACGAGCGCAGGCATGCCTGTAAATGAGTCAAACCCATACTTCGCCGTCCCTTTGCGAATCGAATAGCCTAAATAATTACTGCAGGCATCAATTGCCATAGAGATAAGCCCCGAAATGTAAGTATCATCTGAGGAACTTGTAACCCTTAAATGGGTTTTTGCATCTGCCAAACTGAGGTAATCAGTGGCGGCATTTGCGAAGGCGGTATATCTACGGCTAACAAACATTTTATTCGGCGTCTAGTTCGGTTTCTGGATTCACTGGCTTTGCCTTCTTCTTGGCTGGCGTCAATACTGCAATCTCTTCAGCAACCCCGCCCTCAATTAAGAGCATGGCCTGCTTAGTTTCAATAATCACTTCGTCGCCTACGTTGTAGGAAAGATTAAATTTTCCTGTAGGGTTTGCTACAAATCTCACTTTCATATTGGCCCAGGGGCGATGCAGTCAAGATCACCCCCGGCACTTGGAACTTTAACGCCCCCAAGCGGGCAGGATATTAGGCAAGGATATCTTTGCAGACTGCGAAGGCAGTAGGCTGCAACAATTCCACGTCCAAATAAGAGTTTAACACAACGTTGGTCAAGCCAGCAGTTGCGCCACTGAATGGGTCTACTGTGAGTTCGAGGCCACCGCCCCATGAGGCAATCGCCATCTTACTGAAGTCACCAAAAATTAAGGCAGACAAGTTAGAGCTAGTGCCCTTGGTCAAGTTGCTAGGAACCAAAGTTGAAGTTTGAACATTGTAACCGTTCAAATCAGTACCGCCAGAAGGCCAGATAAAGTTACCTTCAACACCAGAAGCTTGGCGAGCAGTGGTTTGCAACTTAGCCTTTACGCTTGGGTTAGTCAAGTAAGCAACACCATCACCGTTTGCATTTTCAACGGCTTTCATCAAGTTAACAACGTCAGCCCATACTGGAGCGATACCGTTAGCGTTTGTGCTGTTAGAAGTTGCACCACCTGCGAAAGTTACGTTTACAGAAGAGTTGCCGATAATACCGATAGGCTCGTTAGTTCCACCGCCTTTAATAGCAGCAGTTTCCAAAGATTGAGCCATTGCATTCAAGAGCCAGTTACGCACATACAAATCGATGCTGTTTGAAGATTGCATCATCAACTGATTTGAAACCTGAATGTAAGCAGCCAAACGCTTAGGGCTGAAAGTTACCTTGCTAAATGCAGGGCTCTTTTCAGTAGCAGTTCCGTTTTCAGTGTTCCAACCTGCAGAAGGTACAGTTGAAGCTGTTGGCATATCCAAGTTACCAACCAATCCAGACAATTGCTGAACACCCAAACCGCGCAATACGGTGCGAGGCAACAATACATCGATGATAGAACCAACAGAAGTTTGAACGTTTACACCACCCTCAGAACCAGAAGAACCGCCAGTAGCAGTCATATCACGTTTGAAAACTTCAGAAGGGATTTTTACAGAGTGAGCGCTTACGCTTACACCAGAACGCTGGAACTCTTCAGCACCGATTTGAGAAAATTCACCCTCAACACCTTCGCGGCGTCCAGTGGTAGCCAAATTGATTGCACGCTTAAAGCTGTAATCTTTAGCCATGCTTTCTTTTTCTTTTTCCTCACCACGGCTAGCAGAATGACCGGCAGCTTGTGCAGCCAAGTTTTGCAATTTTTCCAAGGTTTCAACCTCAGCTTTGATCGCGCCCAAACGAGCCTCGATTTCAGCCAAGCGGTTGGTTTCTGAATCAGCCATAGATCTGGCTTCTTTTTCGATTGTGGTTTGCAAGGTAGACAATTCGCCGAGCAAACGTCCACGCTCTTCTTTCAATGCTTTAATTTTATTCATGATTTTGTTTTTTGTTTAAAGGTTTTGGTATCTCAATAAAGCCAATTTAATAACATCGGCAGAGGCTTGGCTTCTTTTGGCCTCTTCAAT